GTTGCAAATCTATCTTTCCAAGGTTTTTATTGTTTGTATTAGGAATAGATGAAATAGCATTTGGTATCCCAGCAAAAGCTAACTCGGTAGTTCTTTTTAATATTGGAGCCTCCATATTCATCCCCACCGACAATGTCTCAAATACTTTCCTTCCTGACAAAGTCAATTCAGATAAAGGCCCTTCTTTAGCATCTGAAAATGGAAGCATATTTCTAATTTTACCAAGTCCACTTTTAACTGCGTTTACAGGTGCCATTACTGCAGATTTTATTCCCTCAGCCATAGTTTCCATTATCTTTTTCCCTGAATCCTTAAATAAGTGTAACTTTTCATGAACTGCCTCTCTCATATTCGCTATCGTGTCTGAAAAAATATTTCCTAACCCTCTAAAAATATTTCCAAACCCTTCTACTACCCCATAAAATACTCCAGATATAAAGCTCGATACCTGTTCGAAATTCTTCCATAAAAGGTATATTCCTGCTGCTAGTGCTATTACCCCTGCAATTACCCATGTTATAGGATTAGCTAATAATGCAGCTGTAAAGGACCATACTCCAGATACTACCTTTTTTAGCACTCCACCAAATTTTAAGAAATTGCTGATACCACTAGTAATTACCATACCACCTACACCGAATACTGCTAGAAAGCCTCCAAATCCAGTTATTGCAACTCCTATGACCAACGCAACTTTCATGAGTACTTCAACCAATTTTTCATGCTCTTGAACCCATGTAGTGATTTTCATAACATGCTCACTACCTTTTTCCAATAGTTTCCCTACTGTAGGGAGTAAAGCTAACCCGATTTCTTCTTTTAAATTTTGTACCTGTTGCTTTAATAGTTCATACCTAGCTCCAGGATCCTGATTCATTGCATCAGCCATTTCAGTAGCATACTTTGTTCCTTCACCCATGACCCCATATAAATCCATTATGTTTCCTTGGAGATCGTCTGTCTTGTTATATAACAAGTCTATTAATTGTACAGCTTCAACAGTTCCAAAAGCTTTTTGCATTTCCATCTTCTCTATTGCATCTATTGTATCTCCATATTTTCCCCTTAATAAGTCAAGTATCTCAGGCATCGATAAGAGTTGATTATTAGCATCAGTAAACTTTAATCCTAGTTCTTCTCCAGCCTTTGCAGCAGTCTTCAAAAACGCATTATACTTTGTACCTGCTTCACTTCCCGACATTGTAGCTTGTAGCATGCCAAGAATAGAAAGTTGTTCTTCTAACGGTACATTGGCAGACGTAGCACTTCCCCCAAGTCTTTCTATTGCTCCAGCCATTTCTGAACCATCTGTTTTAAATTGTTGAACTGATTTAGCTATTCCTGAAGAAAACATTTCTGCAAATTCTAAATCACTTAAGTCACTATAAAAGTCCTTGTATATACCATATCCAGTTGCGAATAAACTTGTCATTTCATCAGTGCTTGCTTTCGTTGCTTTTGCAGTTAGTGCTGCTATTTTAGTATATTCTGCTACTCCTTCATCTGAAAGACTAGCTATTCCAGATTTAATACTATATGCTGCTGATATAAATTCATCTTTTGTTGTTCCAGACCAAGTATTAGAAAAATCAGTTGATGCCTTTTCTAATGTCTTTAAATCTTTTAAGCCCAAAGAAGCTACTTCTCCTAGAGCTTTTTGAGTATCAAAGGTGGCTTCCACAGGTTCAAGGACTTTTTTTGTCATCTGTGCCCCTGCTGTACTTATTGCAGCTCCTTGCTTAGCCATACTGGCAAAATTCTGTTGCATATTATTTAACTTTTTAGTAGTATCATCTAAAGATTCATCTACTTGTCTTGATGGTCCTGTCAAGTTATCTACCATATTTACAAAAAGCGAAAGCTTAAATATAGTTTCTAGTCCTATTTTAGCCACCTCCTCAATATGTTGTAAGTATTTTCTAATAAGGTATAATGAAAGTAAGGGGGGATGTATATGTTCGGACTTCAATTTACTTTAAAGATGTTGCTTAATGTTTTTGCTATTCTTGTTTGTGCTATAGTACCATTTTTCATTATCTTGTTTTTATTTTGCGTTCCATATTATATATATTTGGGTTGTTATATAGCAAAACACGATCTCCCAAAAGATTTTAGAAAAACTAATTCAGTGTGGAAAGAAGTAAAAAATGCTGCAAAATTATATTGGGATCTCATTAGATTTAAGAAACCTACTTTTTAGGTTTCTTTTTTATTCTTCACCAAACACTTCATTTAAAGCTTCTATAAATACATCCCTTCTCATTTCTCTTGCTATCTTTGCCTTTGCTACATTTAGTGCAAATTCATCAATGTTCATTTCATAAACTTTTTCTAATTTGATTCCTAAAAAACTATAGATAAGAAGTCCTCCATAAGCTACTCCATCTTCTTTTATCTCATCGAATTTCTTATCTATAGTATCGTTAAATTTGTGGTATCACTAAGACCCATGAGTCTCAAATATTCTTTTGCAATAGATGAAGCGGCTGCTGGGTATTCTTCTAGTATTTTCTTTAGCCCTTCTTTATCTTCATCTACAACTCCCGATATAACTAAATTTTTAAATGCTTGTGAAGGTTTCTTTGAAGCATCCTTTATGAACCTATCATAGTCCTTTGTTGAAGGTTTTCTGAAGATAAAGTGGATTTCCTTGTCTTCTCCTTCACTATCAACTACAGTTGATGTAATTTGATATATGTCCCCGTATTTTTCTTTTAGCTCCTGCACTCTTGTCTTTTTCATATCATCCATTTAAAACACTCCTTTTTTTGAAAATTATCTTGCGATTATATTGCTTTAACACCATTCCAAATTATTACACCTGAAACCAATAAATCTAAATCTACTTTTATACTTTTATCTCCTTGAGCAGCTTTAGCAGAGTTTTTTGAAAAAGATACATTTGGTAATACATCAGTCACTATCGGATAATTATCATTTGCATAACTAACTATAATCTTTGGAATTTCAACTTCATACAATGCCATCTTTTGTTTCTTGCAATACTCAAGGATCTTATTAAATTCTTCCCTGGATAAGGATAGCTTTGCATTTGGTTTATAGTTGCCTGTTCCGTAACCCTTTGGTTTTGAACCCCTGCCATACTGCAATTCTTTTTCTAGTTCATCATCATAGCTTATTTCTAATACCTCAATGTCCCCTAATCCAGGGAGTTTTATATCTACATCTGCCCAGTCATATCTCTTACCATTTACTTTCACATTATCACCATCCTATCTTATGCAGATTTCCTAAAAGGATTTTCCATAGCAAACTCTACTTCAATTTCTCTTAGAATTGCCATTGGTACAACTTTGGCTTTTACTTTTATTTTTGAAGTTCCTAAGATATCTTGTCCTTCAGGTATTATTATTCTTCCTGATACTATTTCTTTATCCTCTACCATTCTCTCTAGGGGTATTTGTATAAATTCTCTAAATTCTTCAATTGTTCCATCTACATCTGTAGGATCAATTTGTATTTGCATATTAAAGAGAGATTGTTTCCTTATTTCCCTTACTGCTTTATTAGCAGTTCTAACTATCTCAGCATATTGATAATCAGAGCCATCTATAGCCGCCATCCTTGCGTTAGTTACATAGAACCCTTCTAATCCTATATACTTTCTAAAAGTCACAAACTTGGCTTCATCAAGTAATGGTATATAAGGTTCTATACCTTCAGGTTTTAATTTAATGACACTGTTTAGTGGGAACTCTCTAACTTCACCAATGGATCGGGAAACTTTAGCTTTTGGATAAAGTCCGGTAATAATTCCTCCGCCATTTGAATCCCTTGTAGTTCCATCTAATGCTGCCATTTCACTTCTTGCTGCTACTATTTGTAATCTATAGTTAGTTACTTTGTTTCTTGCTTGTATTAGACTTTGTACATATTCATCTAGTGATTCACCTTCTTTTTTATTTCTAGCTTCACAAACTGCAAATACAGGTTTGAAATAGGTATTGAATAAATTATCTGTTTTTGCTGCTACCGCTGCCCACATAGCCATATCAGATTCTCCTACTATGTGTATATACTCAAATTCTAACGTTAAATCTTGTACAACTTCCAAAGCTTCCAATACTTCTTGATTGGACATCTTT